GCTAAACTTGCCCGTTTTGCCGAAAACCGGTATCGACGTCGCTCGCACTTTTACCGTTTTCGTACGTTCCGCGCTCATCTTAATGACGCCGTACCCGAAAATGAGGTACAGACCACGACCGTCCCCACGACCACGAACATGTTTAATATTCGTCTTGGTAAGCAAGTATATGCACCTTCCTGTTCACACAAACTTGATTTGTATACTTTCGACCTTGATCATACCACTTACCGTCATGCTTACTGCAATCAGTGCTCAATCGACTTTCTAACTCATCCGTCACCACGATCAAATCGCTTTATATGCCCTTCCATTCCCGACCTAGCGCGCTTCAACTACCTAAGCTCTTTTTCCCCGAATGCGAATATATCTGAAGCTCAAATCTTTGGTGCTTTTCATAGCTTGTCCGAATCTGTTACCAACCTTCCATCCGAGATTAGCCGCGTCGTATGCGAACTTTCTGCTTACTTCATGGATTCTCTCAAAAACCTTGCTTCCCACCAGAATATGCTGGTGGTAAAAATCATCGTTATTCTTTTTGTCCTTTTGTTAGTTGCCAAAGTTTGCACCGCATACTCTTCTGTCCTCCGTTCCATAATTGACACAGTTCTCGGCCTTTTCACCAGCAACGATCAAAATGCTTCTGTTCGAGAAGTCATAGATGCCGCTCTTCCAGAAGACGCCACTCCCTTGCCACATGCACAAATTGATGTTACAACCATTCTTGGTAGCCTCGGGACTTATATGAGTTCCGTCACTCCGATTCTTGGAACCATTGCATGCGTCGTAGGAATGGGCAAATTGCCCAATTCTCGGCTACCTTCTTTTGACGTTTGGATGAAGCGCATTTGCGAATTCCCAAAGTTCTGTTCTTCTCTCACCACGATCCGTGATTGGCTTTCCAAGATGTGGCGTCACCTCTCAACCTGGTTTCAAAGTCAGGTGTTGGGTATCGACGTCATTATTGAAGATGGCAAAATCGTTGAATATGAATCTTGGCGTACTGAACTTCTTGCTGCTCTCGAACCCGGCGCCATGCAACACTTCAATGTTGATGTTGGTGCTGCCCATTCAGCCTCGACTCTTTGGATACGTGGCATACACCTTTTGCGTCGCTTAGACCCTGTGCTCACACCCAAACTTAAAGATGAATTTAAGTCTGTTTTGGTTTTGGCTAACCAATTACGTGTAAAACTTGAACCCCTTACTGTCCCCACCGCAGGTGCTCGCCAGGCACCTCTTATGGTCTTTTTTGTCGGCGCTTCAGCCATTGGCAAATCAACCTTCCAATACCCATTATCTATCGACCTTCTTAAATCTTTAGGACTTGCTGGAAATTGGCGCGAAAACATTTATTCTCGCGTCACCGAGCAAGAATATTGGGACAATTGGAAAGACCAGCCCATAGTTTGGATCGACGACGCCTTTCAGCGCCGTGACACGGTTGCCAACCCAAACCTCGAAATTTTCGAGACTATTCGTATGTCTAACACCGCAATATTCCCGCTTCATTCCGCCTCAATCGAACAGAAAGGCAACGCCACTTTCCGCGCTCGTGCTTGTATTTACACCTCAAACACTCGCTCCCCATCTATTGAATCCATTACTCACCAAGATGCTTTTTACCGTCGCTTTTCTCATTGTTACGAAATTCGAATCAAACCTGAGTTCCAACGCGTTCTCGGTGGTGCCATTACCTTGGACGTCGAAAAGGCTGTGCGAGAACTTCCTGTCGTCGCTGGCGTGTCTGATCCAATCAACCTTAACGTTTATGAATTTGTACGTTATGATCCCGTTACTGAACGCAATACTGTGCTCACCGACCGTCCCGGGATAGGTTACGATGAGTTAGTTGCCACTCTTACGAACAGCCTCAATGTTAACGTTTCTCGCGAACGAGTTCTTAACGACTTTTTAGATCGTCGTGCTGGTGTTGTTCAAGCCCAGGTAGACACCGATTCCGTAAACAACGATGATTCTGATGAATTCAGATCCGTTACTGGAGACGAACCAAGTGCACCCGTACGTGATTCGGACTACATAGCGGGAATGGAAACAGCTGTTCTTCGTGGCCTTTTCGATGATGTTCCCACCATTGCCACAATGAGGACGATGGAAACATTTGACCTTGCTGCGGAGATTGACCGTCTCCACACTATAGCCCCTGCCATCCAAGCCTTTGCGGAATATTGTCATTACCCCGATGTCGACCGCCTTGGTCTCAACGCTTCTATTCGTGAAACCCTTAGTGACCGTACTGCCATTGTGCCAGTTTTTTGGAACTGGTGCGGCACTTTCGCAAAAGTAGACAGTTTCGACCATGATAATGAAGAATATGCTCGTTTCTTTTGTGCAGGCATACGTGCTATTATGACCCCGACCGAAATTGAACCAAGCGCCCGAATTCAAGCACATCTTGACTCAGATCCTGTACTAGGATCAGTCTTTACAGTTTTCCACGACGCCGACGTGACCGTTGAACGCACTATCAATGTTCGTGAAGCAACTACTACGGCCGAGGGCACTCAGTCTCGTATTCGTGAAGCCGACAATATTATCGGTGTTGACCAACGTCTTTTTGAAACACCTTACGTTTGGCAAAGTATAGTTACACGCAATTGTTGGCTTTTCTGGTCTCGCATGAAACATCGTTTTGCTTCGCTCGAACCTATTCGTAAACCCATTTCTTTCATCCCCGATTGTATGCTCGCTTTTACCAACACCGTACTCGACGGCATATCCACACTTCTCGCGAGTTATCTTACTCCGCTTTTCGCGCAGTATGGCGGAATCATTGACGTTTTCCAACGTCTTGCGACCAGCGGCGCGTTTTATGTGTTGATTGTGGGTCTTGTAACCATTCTTGTAACTTTCCTTAAGCGGACTGCAACGTACGTTAAAAGTCTTCTTACCAAAGAAAATTTCATGGTACCTGCCCAAGCTGCTGACACCCCCATGGCTGGGGCTATGTCAGTACTAGCACACGCCGCTACGGATTACGAACAAGTCAAAAATTGCAAATGCGAAGACTTCCCCTGTTCTCACTTTTGGGAAAGTCATTCTGAGCTTTACAGTGCCTATTCACGACCCGTAACCCATGTCGCACTTCGCCCGGCCAACGCTACTCCCCACGCTGAAGCTTTCCACGATCAAAACCACACGGACGTCTGTACTATCATTGCCAACAATCAGTACCAGATGTTCTACACGCTCCTAGGCGATCGCAAGAAAATGGGAACACTCACTGTCATTCGTGGCACCATGTGCCTCATTCCCGCTCACTTTCTTAGCTTTTTCCGCGGTATTGATGACGCCACTATTAGGACCATAACAATCACACTTATTTCACCCAAGAACGCGACTTTTAATATTCGTCTCGACAATTTTGTTAGGAACGCTAGACCAGTTCCAAATTTGGATTTCGTCATAGTTGATCTTTTTAAGACCCTCAATCCGCACAAGGACATACTTGACCACTTCAGCACCAAAGCTGATGTACAAAAGATCACACGGACTACTGCTTCACTCATTGGAACTGCTGCCAACAACAACCTTGTCACTCATGACTGGGCTTCTGGAGACATCCAGGTACAGACCGATACGAAGTACACCCTACCAACCCTGTCTGGAGAGGTTACCGTCACCAAGGTTGCTCGTACCTATGCGTATTCCTTTCCTACGAAGACTGGTGATTGTGGAAAACTGCTTGTTGCAGCTTCTTCGCTACTCACCGGCCGTTGCATAGGAATGCACGTTGCCGGGTCTTCTGATGGCACTACTACTACCAATTATTCAAGCGCCATCGATCGTGACGATCTTCTAGCCGTGCTTACTCAGTTTCCAAAAGCTCAAGTTTTCACCAACGAAGTAACCGAACCGGTCCAGGATTTCATTTTGGAATCTCATTTCACTCCCATAGCGAAACTTCCACCCGTTTCTGAGAACCGACGCTCGACCATCATGCGTTCTTCTGTCTACGGAATGTTTGGTCCCATACCAAACGCGCCCGCCCATTTAGGCCCTTTCATGGACAAGAACAATGAAATCATTGATCCACTTCCTAAAGCTTTGCTCAAAGCTTCTGGCGTTACGCCAGCTATTTCTTATGGACAGGTGGACATCGCCCAAAAAGACCTTTTCCGACTTCTTCTGGAATCACCGATCAAACGCACTCCCACCGTCTACGATTTCCGCACAGCCGTCACGGGCCTTCCAGAAGATCCTTTATTGGCTCCGATCAACAGAACAACTTCGCCTGGTTATCCGTGGTGTCTCACGAACCGCAAACGTGGAAAGACCGCCTATTTAGGTGATTCCGACTATGTTTTCGATGGAGTCTTGCCTGAAAAGCTTCAAGCGGAAACCCACGCCCTCATCGAAAGTTGTAAGCGGGGTATCGTACCACGGGTAGTGTGGTTGGACACGTTGAAAGACGAACTCCGACCTCATGACCGTGTTGACGCAGGAAAAACTCGCGCCTTTGCTATAGGACCTCAACATTTTACCATTGCCTTTCGAATGTATTTTTTATCGTTCACAGCCTGGATGATGGAAAACCGAGTTCATAACGAGTGTGCCGTAGGCATTAACGCTTATAGCCACGAATGGACTCAGTTGTACCGTCACCTTCAGAGCCGTGGCAAAGAGGTTGTTGCCGGAGATTATTCAAATTTCGATGGCACTCTTCTCTCTTACGTTCTTTGGGCAGTACTCGACATTATCAACGATTGGTACAATGATGAACACACTCTTACTCGCATCGCGCTTTTTTGTTGTATCGTTCATTCCACGCACCTTGTACGCGGGGTACTTTATCAATGGACCCATTCCCAGCCATCTGGGTGCCCCATCACTTCAATTCTGAACTGTCTCTATAACTCGATTATTATTCGTACTGCTTTCCTTCTTCTATGCCCAATCGGGTTCGATATATCACATTTCACAGAACACGTCACCATGATTTCATACGGCGATGATAATGTGATTAACGTATCTCCCATTGTTTCCCCTTGGTTCCACCAGGGAACGATTACACGTGCTTTGGCTGAACTTGGAATGACCTACACCGACGAATCCAAGTCCGGGAGAGAACTTACGACCCGCACCATTGAGGAAGTAACATTTATTAAACGCTCTTTCCGCTACGATTATCAGTTTAACCGACGGTTCGCACCACTTCCACTCGATCATATAATGTCCATTCTGAACTACACTTCGAAATCCCGTACTACTGACCAACTCGACCTCGAATTCCAACAAGTCCAGAGTGTCTACACCGAGCTAGCTCAGCACGGTGAAAGCATTTTTGATGAGAAAGTTTCCAAGATTGAAGAAGCGTACTTTTCGACTGCCCGCCGTCTTCCTACCAACCGCGGGTACATTCAGTACCTTAACAATCCTGTTGCTTTTTACTAAGAACATTGAACACCCGGTTGACCCCTTCACAGGACATTCCCAATAAATATGTATTTTAAATTTTTGTCCGTCCTTTTCATTTTAACCTCTTCTTAAAGCCAATGTTGATGTGTTAGGTTTAAACACCTGCATGTGTCAAAACCGTCTGTCTAAAGCATGCCCCGACTCCGATATTGGTCATACCCTTCCTATTTAGGTTACTGTTCAAGATGGGGTGGCTGCAGCCCAGCCGCTATCTAGGACAACAGACTCGCGCCCATGGATTTAGTGGTCCACTTGCGCTAAAACATTCACTAGCTACCCCAACATTATACAAATCCGAAAACCAAGTTAACAACGCTTTTGCTCTTGCATCTGACGCTGACCTTTCCCAAATTCCTCCCACCCTCGTTTCCGACACCACTATCTATAACACCGATGGTGATTCCCGACCCGTTGAGCCCGTACATAAACCATCTTTGACCGGGCTTCTTGACTCCGCAACCTGTTCTACTTCTGAAAACAGCACGCTACTAGATTTTATCAAGCGTCCTTACGTTATTGATTATGGTCTGTGGAATGACTCTAACGATACCATAATTCATTCTTCTGATTGGCCTGACCGCTTTTTGACCATCCCAGATTTTCGTGCAAAGGTCCAAGGTTTTCTCGGACTCCGCGGTAAAATCCGTTTTCAACTTACAGTCAATTCTGAACCTTTTCAAGCGGGACGTCTTATGCTGTTTTACATTCCTTATGCCCAATATTCTAGGAACAAAGCAGCTGCTATAGTTTCTACTAAAACAGGACATAGTGGTTGCCCAAATGTACAACTTGATGTCGCCACGCAGTCTGAATGTTCTTTAACTATGGACATGATTTCTCCACACACTTACTACAACTTAGTTACCGGTCAAGGTTCTTTCGGGACCTTGTACGTGTCATCATACGGTAACCTCAACGATATTAGTGGCAAAGGTGTCTCTTGGACGCTCACTGCCTCTATGGTCGAACCAGAACTTTCAATACCCACACGCGCTCCTGTAGCAGTCGACCCCGGCCCCACTATTTTTAGGGCCGCTAATAATATCAGACCGCTTACAGCTAATGACGCTGAACTTCCTACCGCCCAGATAGGCAATGAACTTAAAGAAGCTAGCATCACGGGAGTTATAGCTTCCGCCTCCAAGGCGGTCGCTACCCTTGCTGAAGCTGCTGGTCCATTTGCCGCACTTTTTGGGTGGTCCAAACCCACCGATCAGTCACCTAACACCATTACTAGACCTCGCCTTGTTAACCATCTTTTACACACTGACGGGATCGATTATGGAACCAATCTTGGTTCTACTGTCGGCACCGAGTTGGATACTCCACCAGGTCTGTTTGGATCCCAGGAAGATGAGATGACTATTGCACATATCGTCTCCCGTCCTGAGTTTGTCAAACAAGCCAATTGGTCTACTGCCGACTTAGCTGGTTCTGTCATTGCTTCCTTCCCTGTCAGCCCCACTGCAGCCATCGCAGATCTTGTTTACGTCGATACTGACCGTCAGATTAAACAAGGCAACCCCACCCATCTTTACGCACTTTCTCGCGCTTTTGCTTATTGGCGCGGGGGCATCACTTTTACCTTTAAGGTGGTTAAGACCAAGTTACATTCTGGTCGTCTTCGTGTTTCCTGGATTCCAGGGGCCACATCTGCGACTGGTGCGCTTGATCCCAATCACTCTCATTCTTCCATCATTGATTTGCGTTCCACGTCTGGTTTTACTTACACAGTCCCGTACGCCCACACTCGACCTTTCCGGCGCTGTAATCAACTTGACGGAGTTGCACTTGGTCTTATTAACGATAGTTCCAACGGTTACCTTCAGGTTTCCGTTTATGAACAACTTCGTGCTGCGCCGAATTGCCCCACAACCATTCAGATCCTTATGGAAATGAATGGCGCTCCTGATTTTTGTTTTTCCGTGCCCGTCACAGCAAACAACATCGCTTTTCGCATCCCCGACGCGAACCAGAATTCCACCACTGGATATGCTGTCGCCCGCCACGCTGTGATGAGCGATATAGTCGAGCAACTTCCCCCCACAACTCGTCCCAATTTTCTTCCGCTTTATAACATCATTGACGAAGAAGAAATGGAAGTGGACCAATTGCCCACTGCCCAAATTGGAACCGAGTCTGATAATCACAATTTTAATTCTGCTGAGTATGGTCCTTTCGACTCCTATGCTAAAGATGCTCACATGCTCTGTCATGGTGAACGCACTGCTTCTATTCGATCCATCGTCAAGCATTTCATACAAGCAGAAGTCTTTGACCAAAAGTTGAACAAGTACATTTTTATCCAACCTTGGCTCTTACAACGTGGCTCTGTTGTTACTCCAACTCCGCAGAGAGCTTTTATTGTTGGTAGTTCTTATTTTGACTATTTCGGCTTCTTTTATGCCTTTTATCGAGGCGGTCGCCGCTTCAAGCTCGTTCATGATTATACTAACCACCCTGACGTTTGTTCCGTAACAGTCCGGATTAATCGCGACGTCAGCCCATACATCGAACAGCCAGTTACTTCTGGACGCTTGAATACCGAAACTTATATTGAATTTGACCCTAACCTCGGGTTCAATGGTTACCGCGCAGTCTCTACCATGACCCAACCTGTCCAGGAAGGAACTACTGAGTTCACCATTCCTTGTTACGGCATGCAACATATTTACCCTACCATCGACGGTTCTTCGGCCCTTTACACATCCGACAATTCAAACATCATCGATAAGTTAGCTACCGCTCAGCTGCAAGGAAACGTACCTTCCACCAACGTTTACTTTTGCTCTGCCAACGGCGAACCAAACACTTTCCGCGTTTATGCGGCTTGTGCTGATGATTTTTCTTTCGGCTGTCTCGTCGGACTTCCACCTTGTACCGTCGTCACCACTTAATCCCATTTTTTATTGACTTGGAATTTGCCTTATGCATTCCTTGTTATTTGTCAGTATCCTTACGCCCCGGTATACCCGACACCTTAGTAATTAACACCGG